CAATGTTTAACTGGAAGCGGCTTAATAGCCAATGTTATTGTAAGAACCGTTGATGGCGCGGCGATCCCATTTGATTTAGAAAATACAGACTATCAAGTTTACCTAAAATGGTTAGCCGAGGGTAACACTCCGCTTCCTCCAGACCAAGAATAATAAATGACCCTATCCGAGATTGCCCAATTTGCCGGTGAAAAAGTCGGCAAGACCGACTCCGACACCTTGGTGTTTCTCCAAAAAGCCGCAAGCTTGGCTTACCGGCGAGTATGGAATTTTGCTCCTTGGCGCGAGAGCGTTACTAGCTCCACTTATTCTGTTGGAACCAATCGCACCATTACACTTGGCACCAATGTTGAAACTCCGCTTTCGGTTTCCTATGATCAATCTGAAGTAGACCCGATTGATCTTGCAACAATTATCAGCCAAGATGCTGATTTGCTTGAAGAGACAAGAACTGGAACACCGGTGCTTTATCACTTTACAGGTCGCAACACCAGCGGGATTGCACAGCTTGATCTTTACCCAAGGCTGGCTACGGCTGGGACTGAAACCTTGCGTGTGGTTGAGAAGTTGAAATGCCTAACCCGAACCAACATTGTGGTTGATTTTCCTCCGGCCTCAACCGCATTGGATGACGAGCTTCGCCTTCCACATGTTCACCATGTTGTACTTGCACTTACCCATGCCGATGCACTGGAGCGCGAGAGGCAGTACGCCAAGGCTCAATCAGTTGTGCAGGCCGCAAATGCAGACCTTGCTGCTATGGCAAGCTACGAACTAAGCCAGGTTGGTGGGGTGAAGCAAATCACTCCGGTCAGCCTTGGCGATTTGATGACCGAAGAAATTACGGCTGCTTAACGTGGGCTATTATAGCGACAATCTTGATGATTTGTTAGCTTTTGACGGCATCCGCAGTTTTGCGGGTGGTCAGGCCAGCGGTCTGCAATCCGACCTATTGGCTGAGAACCAGGTTCGTGAATTGTCGAACATGACCCTATCACCAAAGGGAAGTCTGGAGACAAGGCGCGGAGTAACAAGTTTTAGCACCACAGCAACAAGCGCGGAAGGCTCGATTGGTGGGATGCGGTATTATGACACGGCGGCAACTGAAAGGCTTGTAACCGTAACTCAAGGCCGCGTTTACTCAATCAATTCAACCGGATCTGCAAAGCTACACCCAGCAGATGATACTTGGTCGCAAGCAACAAGGACATGGGGATCTGAGGCCCAGAATTGGGCTGACGGATTTTCTTCCGCAATAGATGCCCAAGTCAAGATGGCGCAGTTTAACGACAAGATGTACATGGCTGATGGCGATGGTGATCTTTATTATTTTAATGGGAGCATTGTCACTAGGCAGGCTGGCAAGGTTAGGGCAATCACGGTTACAACGGCTGGCTCTGGATATACAAGCGCAACAGCTATTGTCACAGGACCGCAATGGGGTGGCACATATCCTCAGTTAATAACCACCGTTGCAGGTGGTGCAGTAACCGGAGTAACCGTTGTCGATGGAGGATCTGGGTATAGCTCCGCTCCAACCATAACAATCATTGGTGATGGCTCTGGGGCAACCGCCACGGCAACCGTAAGCCCACCTCCAAGCAATCTTAGGCTTTTAATCAATACTGGGAATCGGTTGTTTGGAGTTGGATCTGGAGCGCAAAGAAACACGCTTTACGCATCAGACATCCTAGATGCTTCGGTGTGGGACTCAGCCAATAGCTCAGTCATCAATGGGGATGACGGCGATGAGATTGTTGCCATCGTTGCCTACTACCAGAACCGAATCATCGTCTTCAAGAAGCGGCGCATATTCCAGGTGACAATACCGCCAGATATGACAACGGCTGCGGACTGGACGATTGAGCTTATATCAAATAACATTGGATGCGTGGCCGAGGCTACGGCTGTACAGGTCAACTCCGACATCTTCTTCCTTTCCGATGATGGCATTAGGTCGCTGATTAGGTCTGCGGCTGACGACTTTACCTCGGTTGGATTGCCTATTTCAGAGGTTGTTAAGGATGTCATACAATCCATCAACACGGCCAAGATTGGTGTATGCACCGCTCATTTCTACGATAACCGGTATCTGCTTGCTTTCCCCAGCGAGGCTAATGACGTTAATGACACCATCCTTGTTTACAATGCCGTACTACAGGCTTTCGAGGGAACTTGGACTCCGAATGTAATGCAGTTTGCGCTAACCAATTTCCAAGATGAAGGCGTAAGGTTGATGCTGAAAACCACCACTGGTCAGATCAACAAGTATAGTGGTTATAAAACACCGGCACAAGCAACAACCGCAGACTACCAGGATGCAGGCGTGAATTACGAGTCCTACGTCCGCACCAAGGACTTTAACTTTGGCGATCCTTTCTCGGCTAAGTATGGCAGTCACTTTGAGGTTATCTTTGATGATTCATACTCAACCGATGCGTCCGTCTCAATCCAGCGTGATATTGATGTTGGGGATATTGATGTCCAGCCAAACCTCAACATATCCAGCGCGGCATTGACCTTGCCATTTACTCTTCCAGCCGTCCTTCCCACATCAGTCAAGAAAAGGCTTGCCAGCGATCTTCGGACATACGAGAAGTGGAGGTTGCTTAACATTAAGATCACCAGCGCGGCCAATAAGATGGCCATCCGCCAGATCACGGCTGCTGCCAATCCTGACACCATTGAGGTTCAAAAGAGTCTATGACCGCTATGGAATATGTGGAGGCATCCGGTGTTCCAGAATCTAGGTGGCCTAATTTTAAGGAATGGTTTTCATGGTATGAGCGCAATAATCTTGTTGGCGTAGTTAAGGATGGCGAAGAGATTGTTGGCGTAGCTGTTGCTAGGGCATTGGATTCAACGCAAAACATTGAGCATTATAAACATGACTACAATTCGCCAGATGCCTTTGTGGACTTGACTGTGACATGTATTGATGGTAAACCTAATGCCAATAGCCTCTTGGCTATGAAACGCCTGCTGTCAATCCTTTGGGATGAATTTGGCCCCCGCAGGAGCCTAATCTTTAACCGCAACGGAGTTAGGAAACAATACGATTATATGAAGTTTATGCGAAAGGCTATGGCTTAATATGGGCGGCGGACCTTCCATCCCAGCACCTCCTCCTCCTCCCGATCCCAATGCGGTGGCGCAGGCCAATGCAGAGGCGTACAAAAAGAACGTAGAGACTTATATACAGAAGGCACCGGAAATGGCTGCCTTGGAGAACAAGCTTCGCATCCAGTACATGCCCCAACAGCGTTCCTTGGAACGCCAGCTTTCAGCCCTTGACCAACAGGCGGCTGCTTTGTCCAGCTTGCAAATGGAACGTCAATACGGACCGCAACGCACCCTAGAAGGATTGCGCCGATCCTACGAGCAAAGCCCCCAAGCGTATGCCTTAAATCGCGGGTTAGGCCAGCAGATGACCCAGCAGTTTGCGCGTCTTTACGGAACTTCTCCTTATGGTGCGGTTGAACCTAATGTTGCTTTCGCTCCTCGCGCCATGCCTCCGCAGGACATTTATGGAACGATTGGTACCAACATCTCCAATCCTCCGCTACAGGGTTAAGTTGTGATATATAGCAACGAAATAAGATATAATGTTGGTCCGGATGGATCAATAGAGACGCTTGATCCTGCTACCATAGGTGCGCATGATTCCTATAGGACTGGAAGATGGAATAATGCTCAATATAAAAATTATGGTGCAGCCAATGAGGCTTCGCGGTCAATAATTCAACAACAGCAGGATGCCAGAACGCAAGCATCCATTGCTGAAATGCAGAAAAATTACGATAAAAAACTTGCAGATATCACAAGTCAAGAAAATGCCAGAAACACTCTTGCCCAACAAATTGCAGCACTGGCCGGAACGGGTCAGCCTAACCAAACCCTAGCTCAACCCAATATGGCACAATCACCAGCAGTCATGGCATTGGGATCATCTGGCAACTTCGGAGCATCCGATCTTGCCAATAAATTAAACTACCAAGTATCAGATGCCCAAATCTTAAACGATTACAATACCAGCAAGCTTGGCAGTCTTAACTCAGTGGTTGATCGTGGCAACGCCCAGATCACGGGTATTCAAGAACGCCTTAATGCAGCGCAGACCTTGCTTGACCAACTTCCTTCAGGTGATGCTCGCCGTGAATCCAGCCAGGTTTATGTCAACCAGTTAAAGTCCGACTTAACCAGCGTACAAAGCGCAGTTACGGATGCGACAAAACAGATCAAGGATTTTAAACCTGTTTCCATAGGATCACCTGAAGCCGCCAGCCAGATCACTTCTTTCCGCGAATACCTCCAATTGCCAGAAGAGCGTGCAACCCAGCAGTTGCGCCAGATTGATCCAGAATCCTACAGGACTGCGGTTGGTCTTGGCCGTCAATATCGCCAGATGGCAACCCAACCTCTTGGCGCAACCACCACCCAGCAGACAGAAGACCTTCGCAACACCATTGAACAGGAAGCACTGAATCAGCTTCGCCTTGGCTCGACCTTGGGAGCCGAGGAAAGGCGTGGATACGAACAGGCCATCCGTGGCGCACAGACTGCCCGTGGCAACATATTCGGTCTTGGACCGGCAGTACAGGAAGCAGCACAGATTGGTGCCGCCGGTGAACAACGCAAGCTTGCGCGTTACGGGGCGGCGCAACAGTTCCTTGGTTCTGGCGAGACAACCGGAGCGGCAATGGCGAGGGATTTGGCATTGCGTGAAGGCTTGCAACAAAATAGGCTTGGAGCCGCCGCAAACTTTATTGGTGGCGGACCTTCGCTGTATAACCTCGGCCAAGCACGCACTGGCGCACAGCAGTCGGCGTTCCAGAACTACATCCAAGCCAACCAAGCATTGCCTGGTCAGTTTGGTCAGGCTCCTAGTACGGCACAGCCATTCTATCAAGCGGTGGATCAGAGTATACCAGTTAGCCTTACCAATGCGTTTAATCAGCTTTATCGCTCGCAGGCTGATTACGGAGCAAGCACATACGGTGCGCAGATTGGTGCAATTTCTAGACAGCCGAATGGCTTCCAGAATTTTGCCACGCTTGCTGGTGGAGTTAAGGATCTTGCTGGTGCTGCTGGAGGATTTGCTTCAATGGGTGTATTATGCTGGGTAGCCCGTGAGGTATACGGAATAGACAATCCTAAATGGTTGCAATTTAGGGAGTGGATGCTGACGAAAGCATCTGACAATTTGAGGAACTTCTATATTGAGTACGGAGAAAGAATTGCAGAATCAATCCGCAACAAGCCAAAGATAAAAGCAATCATCCGCAAGTGGATGGATTCAAAGATTGGGTAATTTATGGCAGTTAATGCTTTAGGACTAGACCCTCAAGATCCTCTTATTCCTATGCCCTGGCAGATGGATAGCATCAGGGCATATCGCGCAAGCAAAGCTTTGGCCGCAGAAGAAGATGCACTCAAAATGCAGAAACTTCGCCTTGAAGTTGAAAAAATGCAGGAAGAAGGCAAAAGAAACAAACCAGGCTACTCTGCTGAAGTTGCTGGCACACTAGGAAGAGGTCTTGAAGAATCTGAAAGAAATTTACAATTACAAGATGAATTGTTGTCCGATCTTTCTAAAAGAAAACAAAATGTGGTAGCAGCAGCCACACCGTTACAGCCTCAAGTAGCTGGCCCAGTAATGCCAGAACAAGCAGCAATAAGCGAAACAAACAGAATTTTGACAGCCGAAGATCAGATGAGTCTTGATCGAGCAGCAGCCTTGGCACAGCGGGAGGCCATGAGAAAGGATCTTGAGACACTTACCGGAACAGTGCCATTGCCTACTGGCGGAACTGCGGCTGCTGGCGAAACATCTACGATTAAAAGAAGGTTTGAAGATACAGCAAAATTGATTCAAGGATATAATCAAAGAGTTGCAAGCGCGCAATCACCAGAAGAAGCAAATGCGCTTCGTGTAGCGTACTCAATGTTTGAGCCGATTCAGAAACAACAATTAAAGAAAGACCTAGAATCATCTCGCACAATTCCTGGGCTTGATGGATTTGGAAAAGATGAGCAGGCAACAAATGAGATGAGAAAATCAATAGTTGATTTTTCGTCTGCAACTCAAAATATTGATGATTTAATAAATCTCAGCAATAATCCAAGTATTGCAAATTATGCAAAAGCACAAGCTATTCGTGGAGGATTGCGAGGGCAGTTGAGACTGCTTATTGCTGGACCTGGAGCAATGTCGGATCAAGATGTTGCCCTAATGAATGAAATTGTTGCAAATCCATATACTCCATACGCAAAAGAAAAATTGCTTGCCCTAAAGGGAGCGATGGCAAGAAAAATTGTGTCAAGCGCATCTGCTTACGGATTCAAAGTCAAAAGACTTTCTGATCTTGTTAGTTCTGGTGGTCAGCCAGAAGATTTTAATGAGTTTACATCATTTACTCCTTCATATAGGAATGAGGCAGAAGCAAGAGGTGCTGGATATAAGGACGGTGATATTATTAAAATTGGCGGTAAAAAATATAGGCTTGGACCATAAATATGGCATTAACACCAGTTGATGACGCGCAGGAAATCTCTGCTCCAGCAAAACAGGAATCAAATCTTTCAGACTATGCTGCTAGGGAGGCTGGCCTTATTGCTAGGGCTGGAATAAATCCAACAACAGTTGGAATGGCCGCTGGTGGTGTGGCTGGAGTTCCATTCGGTCAACCAATGATGGGTGCGCGCACTGGCGCAGCCGCAGGTCTTTTGACCGATATTGGTGCTAAAATATATAATGCAATCATTGCTGAAAATACTGGAATGGCAAAACTTCCTGTTTTAAGCGATGTTTTGGAGGAAGTCAAAAATCAAATTGGACTTCCAAGACCCCAAGGCGCACTTGAGAAAATGCAAGCTGGAGCGATTGAGGGCGCATCTGCATTAATACCAATTATGTCAGGAGGACAGGCGTTGGCAGGAATTGCCACAAGTCCTGTATTGAAAGAGATTGGCAAAGTATTGGCGGCATCCCCCAGAACGCAAACCGTGTCTGCGATTACTGGTGGAATGGCTCAAGGGCTTGCAAGCGATGCCGGACTTCCAGCACCATTGCAGGCGGCAGCAGGTATTGCTGGATCTGTCATACCAGGATCAATTTCACGCATGGCACAAGTTGCAAAAACAGGAGCAGAACTTGGATTGAGCAAAATTGGCGCAGCCGCACTTGCTCCTGCGGGAATTACCGAATCAAGCAGGTCTGCCATCATGCGTATTTTGCGAGGAGGTAAAACTCCGCAAGAAATTGGAGAAACAATCAAGGAATACGCGCAGGCAGGCACAACTCCTTCGGCTGGACAGGCAACTCGTTCTCCAGACATACAACAACTTGAAACTACTTTTGGAAAGTTCCCTAGCGGTGCAATGAAATTTAGGGAGAAAGCTTTATCTCAACAAGAAGAGATTGGAAAGCGTGTTGAGGAATTGAGGGCTGGTATATCTGGCGTAAGAGAACCTATTTTGGCTGGGCGCATGGCTGGAAAAAGTTATGAAAATGTGTTTTTGCCAAATGCAAGAAAAGTTCAGTCTGAACTATACAACAAGGCGGATCAATTATTTCCGCAAAATAGAGTGACAGTTAATAATACTCAAAACATGCTTAATGAACTTTCAAAAAGATTTGAAGAGTCTCCAGAGATGAAGAATGTTCTTGCAAATAAAAAAATACTTGCAATTAGGGACGCTCTGATTGCAAGCAAAAATGAAGAGGGAATGATTCCATTTAGAACATTGCGTGATTTTAGGACTGAAGTTGGTGAAAAAATGTCAAGCCCAGGAACAGTTCCAGATACAATAGAGAAAGCTCAATATAAAGGATTATGGAAAGCAATCACGCAAGATATTGAAAATGCGGTTGAGCCATACGAACCGGCCAGAAATGCATATAAAAGAGCAAATAATTATACACGCGCATTCCATGATAGGGTTGATAATGTTGAGAATATTTTATTGCGAAATAATGGAGAAGATGTTTACAAATCAATTATCAGCGGATCTAAAGATGGACCATCAAAATTAAGGCAACTTTTCAGAACAGTTGAAAAAGACGATCAAAAAGCAGTTGTTTCAACCTTTATTTCTAGAATGGGGCGCGCATTGCCAAGCATGCAGGACGAAACTGGAGATGTATTTAGCACTTCAAGATTTTTGACAAACTACGCATCGCTTGATCCTTTGGCCAGAAAAGAATTGTTTGGAAGATTTGGTTCGCAATTCCAGAAAGACATGGACAATATTGCTAAAGTTTCTGCCATGATTAGGGAATCAAGCAGCATCCTTGCCAATCCATCTGGAACTGCTGGCGCTGTTGTTGGCCCTGCAACTATTGCAAGCCTTGAGGGATCTCTTGCTGCTGGAAAGTTTGGATTTGCAACTGGTATGCTTGGAGTATTATTGCAGGCTGACCAGGCCGCAAGGTTGATGACGAGTCCAAAATATGTTAATTGGTTGGCTAGCAATATCAATACACCAATATCATCGTCAGCAGCAGCATTGGCTAATCTTGCAAGCATAAACAAAAAAGAAAGAAATCCAGACATTCAGGCATTTCTGGAAGAAGTTGAAAATCAATCAAAGTAATGGCAACGATTGAATCAAGAATAGCAAGCAATAAGATTCGCAATGAAGTAGAATCAAATTATACCTCTCCAGCGATAAACACGGATGCCGGTTATGTTGACGAAAAGGGAAGAAAGCTTGTTGATATGCAGGAAAGAATGCGGTCTGCTGCGCGATTTTCAGAACTGGAGGGTAGAATGAGCAAAGATAAAATAGAAAAATCAATAACTGAATCAAATCCTAATTTTATTGGTCCGAAACAACCAATTCAACAAAATCAAGATTATACGAATCTTTCAAATGCCGCACTAAAAACCGTTGATTGGGAGGGAAGGAGAGATGCTAGCGGCAATCTTCAGATATATAACCTGCCATCTGGCGATGAGGGTGGAAGTCAAGAAATTGCTGGAATTAACAATAAATATCATCCAGAGGCATTTAATAAAATATCATCGCTACCACCACAGGATCGCGCAAGAGCCGCAGCAGATTATATCCAGAGCTATACTGCGCCTCTGGTATCCATGCTGCCAACAAAATTGCAAGCATTCACTCAAGACATGGCTTTTAATCGCGGAATGGGTGGGGCAACAAAATATCTTCAGCAGGGATTAAACTCTCTTGGGCTTAATGTCAAGGTTGACGGAGCCATAGGCCCAAAAACCATTCAAGCAATTAATCAAGCAAACCCGCAAGAGTTAATGCGTGAAGCAAGCAAAGCTCAGTTAATGGATGAAAGAGCAAGAGCGGCGGCAAATCCTGCAAGGCAAAAATTTATTCAAGGCTTAGAAAACAGAATAACAAATAGATTATCTTTTTTCGGACAGGGCTAACGGCTTGCCCATCCTTGTCTTACTGTGGTTGATCCAGCAGTAAATGAATTTACTGGACCAATATAGCAAGACCCAACCTTTTCGGTTAACCCATCATTCGACACAAATGCACTACCAACGCGAACAACAACGCTATTATTCTCACGAATGTATGTTGAGCCAACATGCTGACAAACTCTTCCATCTTGATAAATAAACCTGCTTCCAGACTTAAATATCAATCCATCCTCAGTCATAATTACACTTCCTGCCCTATGAACATTTCCACCCCCTCGATAAACTCCTCCAATAAAGTCATTCATTTCTGCCTCATCCTCCGCCATCACCGGTGCCACTAGCACCGCCATTGCGATTAGTATTGCTTTCATGTAAAAAGTCTCTACCCGAAAACCATCCATGTCAATAAAGAAATTATCCAACCGGCAAATAGGCGCGGTGGGAGTGACCAGGGTGGCAAGCATTTTGTTCCGCAATGGGTACAGCGTGCTTGCACCGATGGAGGATTTTGCTGGGTATGACTTGGTGGCAGAAAAGGATGGAAGGTTTATTCGCATCCAAGTCAAGACCAGCGAAAAGCCGGATTCGGAAAGAAACAGATATGGGTTTATGACCAGCGTTGGAAGTGAGTGCAAGACTATATACACCAAGGTAATTGTTGACTACATTATTTGTTGGGCTATGGATGCAGACCTATTTTGGATATTCAAGCCACACGAATGCAAAAGCAAGAACAAGAAATGTCAGGCTAAAACAGGTTCCTCATGGCGCATAATCAGCGATCTTTGAAAGAGTCGGTTCGGGCTTGGCGCACCTTTGAGGATGCGCTCAAGAACCTGGAGTCATTTGAGGCTTGCGCCAAGTGGGTGATCGACAACCCGCAAATCTGCAAGAAATTGTCAGGCACCGGCCTTATGG